GGAACGTCAGACAATGGCTTCTGCTCAAATGATGCAAGCCATTCACGCAAAGCATCTCCTGTTGGGGTTTTTGGCGGCCATTTGACAAATTTCAACAGCGCCTTGGGATCAGTAAATAGTCTTGAGGTATTGCCTGAAAGGCAGGCATAGACGTAAGGCGGACCTTCTCGTTGCTTACTACGGTTAATCCAAAGTTCGCCTGCTGTAAAGCGTTCAGACTTCATGCCAGAAATTCCTGAGATTGGTATTGGAGCGGTAAACGTGCCAGTGATTCCGGCTTGGCGGAGTATGCCGCCTCAAAGCATTCCAACTGAACCGCCAGTCACTTTGCAGCTTGGCTTTCCAGTTATTCAAGTGCCTGGATGCGTTGAATCTCGTAATACACAGCCAGGCAACAAAAAGGCTTATGACAACGACCCGAAGGGCAACTTTGTGGTTTGCGATGGAACGATGCCGTCGTTTAGACCATTAGATTTTTCACCAGCGTTGCAACCGCCTGAAGGTGTAAAGCCTCCAAAAATTGATACACCAAAAAAGACGGCTGGAAGCTCAAGCCAGCCGCAGAAACAGACTCCCTCTCTATCAGGCCAAGTGCCTGACTTGCCAAAAGTAGCAACGGAGCTGCCATGCCCACCACCAGATGCAATACCTATAGGAGCAAAGAATAAATTACAAACCGCTGTGATCATTGGCTACGAGGTTGTTGACGGCAAATGTGAGCCACAGCTTGAGTTACTGCCTGTAGCGAAGATTGTCGGGAACTATTTACCTGGAGCGCCTGTGGTCACGACGACTGCAGCAGTAGCAGCAGTTGCAACCACAAGTGCCATCGTTGCAAAACCTTTAGGCGATTTTATGCTCAAGGCGGTCAAACCAATTGTGAAAAAGACGATCAAAAAAATCAAGAAAAAGCTGGGCAAAAAAGTGGTTATTGAGTCTGCTTTTGAGCGTCGGAAGGGTCAACGCGCTTTGCGGAAGTAGGGATTGAATGTGTGTGAGGCGGTATGACTCCTGGTGGATTGACTAAGACGACATCAGCGCAGATTTTGGCGTAAGGCGAGTCAGGATGAAACATGACGCCTTCTTTCATAAGGTTGGCACAGTTTTTAAGCCTTGCGATTTCGTAGTTGAGCCTGGAATCAGCAAGTTTTGCGTCCAGCAGTGCTACTTGTTTTTCTGCTGCTGCTCTACATGCTCTGACGTGTGAACGGTCAAGCGGGATTGAAATCGTTGCTGTAATCCCGCCATTGATTGAAAAATTTGTTTTTTGGCCCGTTCTGACTGGTTTATAAAAAAGGATAGCCCCCGGATTGTCGGGCCTGCCATCTGGGATGGCATTACCTTCCGAATCAAACGCGCCAACAATATCGATAGTGTCATAAACCGGATCTGCATATTGAGCCTCGTAAGGATCGGCCCAACTTGTTGTTGAGCTTATAAATGGGTTGATATTTAGCGTTGCACCTTGGCAGCTGATTCCACCACCATATGTATTTGTAAACTGACGAGAAGGAACTACTTGGACAGCCTGGTTTGTGACGCTTCCGCTACTGTTTGCGACTGGTGCTGCAGTGCTACTTACTTGCGCCTGCACTGGAGCGGAAAGCAGCAAAAGCGTTGCTATGACTCGCTTCATTGCGTAAACGTACTTGTTGTTTCCGTAAGAGATTCGATGTCTGTTTCACGATTTATAAGAGTATGATTTACAAGACCTGGGCCTTGAAGAGTCTCAACAAACTGAAAAGATGCACCTTGATTTACGATGCGCCATTCTGGTTTTTGTGCTGGATCTAGTCCGCGCCAAACACTTGCAATGCCATTAGCAGTGTTGGTAGTTGTGACTAAAGCCATTGGAGCAATGGACTCGCTTGGCTCTATATTTGTTCCGCTTGCGCTGTATTCATAACCAGTCCTGTACTCGTAAGAGTTTATAACTTCAGTGACTTTTGTTTTAGTAGTTGTCGTTGAAGACAGGACTCCCTGCTGAAAATTTGGGACAACAGGCACCGCTTTTGTTGGAGCGGCAAAAAGGATCAGCGAGAATACAAGCCAATACCAAAGCATTACTTGATTGTAAGTTCTTGAATGACTTGACCAATAGCAGTAGTGCCAGCACCACCAGCAGTGATAGTTAAAGCACCATCAGTTGCCAGGGTTCCTGCAAGAGTGGCTGCGTGCCCTCCAGAAGTTGTTGTTGTGCTGCCAAATATTGGCAGTGCAGGGACTACTCCTGATGTGACTGTTGTTGAGAGGACTGACGGTACATCGTCTCCTTCTGTATAGCTTTCGCTGTAACTAAAAGCATCACCAGCAGTGGTAACACTAAAAGCGCCAGGAGTGTACCCGAGAGCAGTCCCGGAACTGAAGCTGCCAAACTCAGGAGCAGTGTCCAAAGTAACGTTATTGCCAGATACCGCCAATGAAGACGGGATCCTCGTGGCGACAGATCCCGCTCCATCAACTGACAAAGAAACTGATGACTGAATTCGATGAGTAATGTCTGCCTGCACTGGAGCGGCAAGCAGTGTTGCTGTTAATACAAAAAGAGTGCGCTTCATTTGATTCCAGCTTTAGTGTCTTTGTTGTCAACGATAGTCGGTTTCTTATTGCCATTGGCATTGGACTTACGTTCGATGCCGAATGACGCCATTGCTCCGGTTAGAAGCGATGCCACAAAGGTGTTGTCCATTTTCATCTGAGGAAAAATTCCTAAGTAAGAAACGGTCAGCAGCGTTGCGCTCCAAGCCAACACCACTGCTTTGACGACATCAGCAATACAGATGCCTTCCTTTTCGTGATGTTCTTCAGGATTGGTTGCCATAGACAACAGAGCTACCGTTACAGCGTAACGACTTTAGGCAAATGCTTCTAGCACTCCTCAAGCCTGTCCTGCTTACGGCGTGGCGCTCTAAAGCCTTTAAGGAATTGATCGTCGCCATGCTCGAAAAAATTGTTCAACGAACAGACAACGATTTAGATGATCTGGCGGTCAAGCATATGAAAGAGCTATTACTGCCGGAAACTCGCGTCGAGAAATGAGGCGTCTGATGGCATTAGCACTTTTACCCTTTTTCCAATTTTTTCGTGGTACGCCCCACCAGTTGGCTGCTGTTAAGGAGCTTGAGGAGCGAATGCCTCAAGACCTTTTGGCGGAGGAAGACAATGCATGGTTTGATGCGTGGAAAGCAAGCGGCATTGACCAGGAAGTCTTTATGCCTAATTACTTCAGCCAGTTTGACAACAAAAGTGGAGCGGGAAGTAGAGAGTGCTTCAGTTCAGCGGCCGCGATGGTTGCTAATTTTTATGGAAAAGTTAAAACGGACGATGAATATAACGCTATACGCGCCAAATACGGTGACACCACATCTGTTGATGCTCAAATACAAGCTCTAAGAAGTCTTGGATTAAATGCTGAGTTTCGCAAAGATGGTGATTCTGATTTAATCGAATTAGAGATTGAAAGAGGTCGCCCGATATTAGTTGGTTGGTTGATTCATGGTGATGTTCTACGAGGCGAAGCGCCTCATGGTGTAGGCCACTGGAGCGTTATCAGTGGATATGCGGGCAAGTATTCCAATGATCCTGAGTGGATTATGCAAGATCCACGCGGTTTGCCTGACATGATTAGAGGTGGTCATAAAAATGCTCATAGAGGGCGTAATGCCAGAGTGCGACAGTCTGAGTTTTATCCAAGGTGGTCTGTTGACGGACCTAAAACAGGCTGGGTGATTTTGGTCGATGATTTATGAGCTGGTACGTTGTTTGGAGTTATTTGACAGCGTTTTGGACAACAGTCGTTGTTGGCTGCATGGACCCGTACAACTTTAAATACTGTGTACGGGTTGATCAGTGGCTGTTTCCTGTTGTTGGTGACATCATGCGTGCAAGGGAGCCATACGCTTCTGAACGCCGTTACTTAAATTCACTGGAGCGTTCCAATGGACTGGATGGTTATCAAGCCAAGCCTGGAAGCACAGCTAAACCTTGAGTGCAGTTGTCGTGGAATAAAAGAGACAAAAAATTTAGCTGAAGTACGAGACTTATGTGTAGCACTTCTGCAGCAAAATTTTTACCAAGGTTTGATGTTGCGTCAGGCGGTTAATCACATTGGGGCTCTGGAGTCTCAGAACATTCTTTTATAGATTTGGCGCGTCGATTTCTAGCTCTGCCCTCAAGTCTGGCGTTTACAGCGTCTTGCCATTTTTTTCTGTCGTTTAACAAAGCATCCGTATACGCTTCTTCGTTAGTCATTGAAGCAACGTAGTCGTAAACGAGATCTCTGACTAATGCTGAAGGTTTTACACCTAGTGCAGCAGCTTCTTTCATGAAGAGTTCTCCACGATTAGGTTCCAACAGGACTTGGATATATACGCGGTTGCCGTGCTTTGTCGCCATCGGCTTTAAAATACTAAACGAATGTTACCATGTTATCGAGTCGTCAACTTTTTTTTTCCAGGCAGTTGCTTGAGCAGAGCGTGCAGTGGTGCGTTGACGACGAGAACCTTTTCTGACTTCTCTTGCGCCTTCTAGGAACATCGCAGCTCTTTGAAGGTCAGCTGTTGTTGCTAGTTGAATTGCTTTGTTGAGACGCTCCATGATGATTTGACGCCCCGATCTCGGTTGCGGCATGACTCATCGCGCCAGCAAGGGTTTGGTGGAACGTTAGCGCGTAAGACTCAGTTAGCACAATCCACTCAGCATTGTGCCGGAAGATTTGTACGTTCATTTATCACAATTAAAAATGTGATGCAGTCTTTTGAACTCATGAATTGGTGTTGAAGTAAGGATGCTGACTTCGACGTTGCAGCGTAATGCGTTGATAACTTGTCGCTCCATGTAATCCATATTGGATTCGTATGTCACCTGTTCAACGGCAAGTGGCTTATCGTCTAGGTCAAATGTGGTAAAGCGCGTTATTGCCAGAGGACAGTGTTTGTCAGCGATCTGACAGTAATGCAGATAAACGTTTTTAGCCCCCATTGCTTGGGCTGAAGAGTTCGTTAAAGACTGTGGCGACAAGGCTTTCAGCCTGTTGCCTGTCCAGACCATAGCTGGACCGACGACGCACCTTTGCAACAGCTTTATGAAAATCATTGGTGGTGAGGCCCAAGTGATTAGGTGGCTGCATAAGGCGCTCACGGATCAATTCTGACCTGTGGATACCTTTTTCTTTTGCTTCAGCAGAAAGGCTTTCAATCAGCTCTTCTGGAAGGAGGGTTTCAACTTTTTTCATCAAAAAAAGAGAGGGCGTTAGCCCTCTTGAAGTTTTTCAATAATAACCTGCCTAACCCAGGCTGTGACTGGCATGTCACATGCTTTAGCGCAAGTTTTGCACTTTTCGTAAAGCTCGGGCTTCACTGTCACCGCGAGAAATTTACGCTTGGTTGTCGTCATTTTGGTCCTTTTTAAGAGCTTTTTGCGCTTCGTTGTAGCGTTTTAAATGCTCAGGATACACACCGCGTTGTTTATTAGCCCTAGTCTTGTATCTAGGCAGTGTTTTGTCTAGGCGCTTCAAAAGTCTTGGGTAGTCTTTTGGATCGTCCACCTTAGAGGCAGTGTTGGCAAGCTGGTTAGTTACTGCTGCCACCACTTCACGCATCTGAGCCAGCATGTCTTCAGTCATAAGCTGAGCATATGTGTGCTCTCTTCGACCTGTGTTGGGATTGACTTTATTGATTTCTTTGAGTTTTTCATAAATAGGCTCAGGCAACCGATGGTAAACAAGGTCTGCCAAACACACTGCGGCGTAAGAGTCGTACCCAACGCACCTTCCAGTTACGCGAGCAAAGTGATGATTGAACTGGTTACCAAACAGAGGAAAGTGTTTGCCAGCGTCCAAGCGTATTGCCCAGTCAACAAGTCGGGCTTGGGTGGAACGAACATCTTTAACGCCAAACGCCTCTTGATACGTTCTTTCTAGGGAGTGAACAGCGGAAAGTCCAAGCAGTTCGAGAGCGGTCCTGGCGTACTTGCTGTCGGATATAGCGACATGCTTCCAAGCCTCAACCACCATTGGCAGGTTGATGGTGTAGGCAGTTACGCTATGACCTTGAACCCCTGGGCAAATAACCGGGAGAATTACAGGGGTCTGGGTCTGGGCGTTTTCGGCGTTTAATGCTTGAAATCCGTTGTGCTGCAGTTGATTTTGGGTCTGGCCCAATAGCGGTATGCTGTTTTTGCCACGAGGCGCAAACATCCTGCTGATCATTCTGGAATTTTCAGCGCCCAGAGCTTTTTCGGTGCTTGTGATTGATTGGCGAAACTCACCGTTTTTAAGCATGTAGCCCTGAAGCTGAATAGGGCCAAACTGAATGGTCTTGGGGTAAGCGATGACAGGCTTGATGTCGCCTGCAAGTGATTTAAGAGAAGCCACGGGCCTCCTTGGGGTACGCGATAAAACCTAAAGCCATTGCTATAAGTTGTCAAGCATGTTTTATGCGTTTTGGCTTGGCCTTTGGCTTTGGCTTCGGCTTGGCAGCTCTAACGCGTGACCGTTCCATTGCCGCATCAAGCGCTTCTTTGCGACCTGGCGGTTCTGGCACGCCTGAGCGCTCCAAAATCTCAGTCCAGTTCATCTCTCACGCGCGTATAGATGCAAAATATGTCCCACCCGGCAAACGGCTCAGTCGTAGACAAGGTTTATGGGTGGGACAAGGGGTTGGGACAATCAGATTTGTCCCAGGTCTTCCGCTCCAACTTCAATCTCAACTGCACCTTCTGAGAGGGTGGGACAAGTTAGAGGTGTCCCAGGTTGTTGTCCCAGGGCACTTTCCGCTCCATCACTAGAGTCTTGTACTGGTTGGGACAATTTTTTACCCTCTCCACGCGCAAGAACAGCTTGGTACGTCTTAGCTTGAGAACCGTTTGGAACGGTAGAGATGATCAAGCCCTTCTTCTCATGCCGTTGGAGCGCTTTGCGTATCGCGTCTGAAGAGCCGCTAATCAGAGGATCACAGAACAAGGCTTCCCTGGAGCGGAACTCTGGATAACAAGCGCGAAGGCGTTGCAGAACGCGATCTACAACAGAAGCTGGAGAGCTGGTTGAAGAGGCGTCTGGAGCGACAAAATCTCGAATCGAGAACGTGAGGTCTTCATTCATCCTCATTTCAAGTTGCGTACCCATACGACCAGAACGTGACTTCTCAATCGTTATGAGGCGGCTGTGTTCGCCTACAAGGCGTTTCTCTTCGTCAGTGGGCTTACGGAGTGCCCAGGTCTCGTCAACGGCGTCACGGATGGCTGAGGTACCTCTGAAGCCACCGTTTTTGTTGGCATGGTGAATGACCAAGATGGTTGCAGGAGGAAAGATCACCTCGCCATCTTTAGTTTGATGGCCATTGTTTCGAGTCAGCCAATAAAGAGGTGTCGCAAAATCAGATTTGTTCTCATCAAAGGCTTTACCTCCGCTGCATCCGATCAGGGAGTCGATGATTACCAGAGTGGGCTGCACGTCCTTCATCAGCTGGCAGAACTGCGCATAAGACCGAAGCTGCCAATCAGTCCTGATGACCGTGTTCTCATCCATTGGATAGTCGCTTTCTTCCAACTGCTCCTTGATTTGCATCAGAGGCTGGTCGCCATTCAGGATTAGAACCTTGCCCTTGCGAACTGGAACGTGATCACCTTTGACCTCAAAGGATTCGCCAGTAATAATTTTGCGAGCAATAGCCCAAGCAGACATCGATTTGCCATCTCCACCTGCCCCGTAAATCAAAACAGTAGAGGGATGGGGTAGAACATCAGGAATGATGTAGTCCCGCTTGAACTCTTTTTCAGACAGCTCCTTGGCAGTCATTTGTTTTGAACCTGCCTTAAAGGCTTGGTGGTCAACATAAATCGCCTCACAGGTTGCACTATCTCTAAAATTACACTCGTCAGCTAAAGCGTTGATCTTATATTCACGTTCAGCAGGGTTAGGAAGCTTGAGTATTTTTTCCATCTCTGTCACGAAGTATTCAAAATCTCGGACAGATTTTTTAAATTCTTGAACTTGCTTGTCTTCTGCTGACTTAACTACTTTGGCTAAGTCTTCAGAAAAGCGATGTCGGTTTGGATCTTGCTGGTCGGCAAGATGAATCAGAGTGCCAAGGCCAACTCCGTTGCCGTGGAATGAATGCCAGATGTGCTCACAAGGATTGCCTTCTCTCCATTCGTCTTCAAAGTCTGGATCGTCTGAAGACCAAGCTGCCCACAGCATCATGCCTGCTTCTGTAGGCAAAGCAGAGTTGATTGCCATGCCGATTCTGACCCAGTGATCGCGAGACCCTTTGCCTTTATTAGGTATTACATCTAGGCAGTCCTTGATGATCTGGAAGATCTCATCATCCGTGCGATCAGAGAAGTCGAGATCACGCTTAATGATGGTCTTAGGCGGTTCACGCATTTCAGCGAGCAACCAATCTGGAGCGATTGGAATGTTATTGAGGTCGCCTTCAAACTTGTACTCGCCGGGCTCAGAGTTGTCTCCACCGGGATAATCGCCAAAGATGACACCCTGTTTCTTTGAGTTCCAGAGAATCTCGTAATTCTCTTTGCCAAGGCCACGACCCTTAACTTCTTTCCACAGTTTTTCCGGAACGCGGAAGATGAACTTGGCAGCGTTTTGCTTAGTTGACGTAACCATTGGAGCGCCAACAAGGGACTCGCCCCACTGCTTCATGCAGCGCTTGAGATTGCGGTCTACGTCAAGAAAGACGATGCCATTGCCACGGATGCCAGTAAAGATGCCAACGGCTTTGAGGTCATTGTTGCGTTGGAGCGCCAAAGCAACGTCAGCAGGCCCAAACTTCTGATCAAAACTGGCTTTCAGCGGCTGTTTGCCACAAAATCCACGCTGTTCGTTTTTGGCGTGAATTGGAGCGTAAACAAGCCCTTCAGGCAGAGCCTTGACGAATTCTTGAAGCGTCATGTAAGATTGGAACGAAGTAAGAAACAAAACCCGGTCTGCCCCTTGATCTCCAGGGCAGGTCGGGTCTTTTTTTATCCTACCGGAGGTTGACTGGCAGTCAATCCCGGATTACAGTATTAAGGCGTCCAAATGAGACGCGACACTTACCGAGACACACACCGTGAAAGTTTCCGACGACTTTTTGGCAGTACTTGAGCCAGAAACTGACAGCTCCTCTTCTGCGGACGGCTATCTGCGTCCGAACAAAATCGAATCAGGCAAGCCTGCTGTCTTTGCTCTGCTCGAAGAAGACCCCCTTGAGTATTGGCTGGTCTGGGGCACCCCTAAAGAGGGTGGCAACAACAAGCCTTTCCGATTTCTTGAAAAGCCCTCTGATGAGGACATTGAGATGGAATTGGGGCGTGACTTCACCCGTGCGTTGAATTATGACAAGACTGCTGAGGACAAGGCATATAAGTGTCTGACCTGGGCGGTTTACAACTGGGAAGAGAAGCGCGTGCAAGTGCTTGAGGTCACTCAGATCTCAATCTCTCGCCAGTTTGTCAAATATGGTCTG